TGCACTCCAATACCACCGTTACTTGCGTTAGCAACACTGATGACGGAGCTAGCAGCACCGAGACCAGCACCAGCGAATAATGTAGCAACATCAGCAACATGTACTTTCTTGGTTACGTTCGCGTCGTCAGCGTCGATGAAAGCAAGCGAGTCACCATCAGCGACTGCAGCATCGCTCAATTCGTTGAGATCAAGATCGATACTAGCGATAGAGTCAACTCCACCGTCGAAAGAAAGACCGATACCAGCAAACGAACCGGTAAGACCAAGTTTATCAGATGCAATCTTAATTGCGCCGGAAACTTGAACATCAAGAGCACTTCCGCCACCACCGGTAAGGCCAAGACCAGCTACACTAGTAGCGAGAGCGTCTTCATCAACACCGCCATTCTTGACGGAGATGGTGCGGGCACCAGAACCATCATAAGTGGTACCAGAGTTTAATTGAAGTGTTGCGTTATCAACAGTAATTGCGTTAGGAACTTTAAGAACTGAAAGTGTATCACTTGAAAGTTCAATAGTGCTTGTGTCAGCAACGTTGGTGTTAAGCATAGTGCCTTCAACAGAATCAGCTTGGATAGTTGCTGCACCACCGGCGGCGATTTGAACGTCGCCAGAAACAGCGCTGAAGTACAAGTCACGAAGATCACCTGCGGTATCTCTCTTCATAGCGCCGTGAACGCCGGTTTTGAAGAAAATCTGATCTGTAGCTTGAACAGACGCGTCAGCTACACCATCTGTAAACAGATCATCACCAACGAACAAGTCACCAGAACCTGAAAGATGACCGTTAGCAACGCCGGATTGGGACGAACCAAGTTCGACCGTAACGATCCCAGCGTCATCTTTAATGGTAATTGGACCTTCTTGGTCTAATGCACCTGAAAGAATAGCGAGATCTTTTCTAAATTTATAAGCCATTTTTAAAAACCCTCCATTTATAGTTTTAATATATGGTTTATTTGAATAAGATACACTTATCCAAATTTCACCCTCAAAAAGAGTTGAGGGGTCGCTTATAATTAGTATAATAGGGTAGGAAAATTTTTAGTAAATGTAAAATTTATCGTTCCCGTTACAATAAAGCTGGACAGATGCATAAGGTGACTCTAAAACTATCGAATTTTGACCGTCGATTGTTTGCGATCCGGACGCTGTAATTGTAATATTATGAGTATTTGCGGCGCCGCCTTCATCCTTTAAAACGTAAGCCTGGCCGTCACCAAGCAAGCCGGCAGAAGGTAGTGTTACAGATAGTGGACCATTGGTCGAATTCAGCCCAATGTAGTAGTCATTTGTGGATGCGGTAATAGAGGTCATTGTACTTCTTCTCGACAGTCTTAGTCCTCCGCCAATGGCTAATATATTGTTTTGAAACAGTAGAGCATTTGAGCCAGATACATTTCCGCCTTCTTGTTTTAATTGAACTGAGTCTGTGGGACCTAAAGCTTGAGCACCGGAGCCTGAAATTCCTGTAAGTTGACTACCATCTCCGACAAAAATTGATGCAGATATACCAACACTAGCAGTGATATCACCAACAACATTTAATGTCCCGCCATCAAAAGTTAGATTGCTCTCGCAAGTAAACGTGTTGGCATCCGAAGCTACATTTGTTACTAAACTATTGTCATTGGCATTAGTGACACGTGGAACATTAATGACGTTTTCTGCATTTGAGTAGTCCAAATTACCAGAGATAATAGAACCACTGGCTAATGAAAGCCTTGTGGTTAGTTTGTCTGGTAAGAAGACTGTTCCAGATAGATTATTGTAAGCCATCTAATGGTGCCTCCTTAATTAATTAGAAGACAAACCAGTTGGCACCATTGGAATATAAACTAATTGCCGGCATTGTGCCAGTTAATACATAAGTTGAGGAGCCGTCAATTAATTTTCCGGCTGCCACATCTAGTGTAATGTTGTCGCCGCCGCGTGCAGTAGTTAATTCATCCTTAACCATTATAATATTACCAGACATAGTAGAAGAATCAGGTCTTGGTAGTTTGATATAAACTTGGCCGCTCTGCTGTACGCCCAAAATATACAACGGTGCGCTAGCCGTATAGTGAGCTGTTGTTACCGGAGTATACTCAACTGTTAGTTGTCTCACATCGGTGCGGCCGGATGTGTTGACATTTAAGCTGACTTCATTGGCAACGTTAGTTATAGTCAGACTACCAGTGCGCGCGTGGACATCATCGTTTGTGTTACCAAAATATGTTGAGCCACTGGCGTGAATAACGGAAATATCATCAATATGATACTGACTAGCGCTTATAGCACCATTTACTTGAAGTGTGCCAGTTAATTGGAGAATCTGATTGTTTTGAAATGATAGATTTAGGGAACCAGTAGATATACCAGTACCCGATGCAGTCATAAACTGCAGCGAACCACTGGGACCACTAGAACCGCCGCTAGCGGAATCCCCGCAATCTACATAGGCCCATCCAAATGCCATGCTTATCCGACTCCTGCAGAACCACTCCAGGACGGCCCAGTGCTGCCTGATGTTCTGACTGCCGGCACTGTTGTTAAACCGGCTACAACATCAACTTCATCGGAATTACCGTGTAGCCATATTTCAGATACTTTCAGTTCTAATCTAACGCTCTGTGGCGCCGAATTGCCGGCGGCTGTTACTCCGTGAACTCTAAAGTAATTCGCACCCGCGGTACCTCGTTCTGAGAATCCCACTTTAACAGAGCCAGTTCCATGATTTGTAACATAGACCCATCTAGTAACATATGGAAACTGTAATCGAACATATCCACCGTCGCATTGAATCGACCCAGATGCCCATGGGCGCCCACTAGCTTGATAAGCCGGAACATGATTGAGACCGACCTCAGCTTTATAAGATTTTATGAAGTTTGTTGGCATATTAAAACCTCCAATATTTTAATGCGTTTAATATAAATAGTCACTTATTTGTTCTATTGCGCCTTTCTTTAGCGCGCAAACGTTTTTGTTCTTGTCTTGCTCTTAATCTTCTAGCCTTTTCACTCTTTTTTCTTTTCTTTACAGAGGGCTTTTCGTGAAATCTACGATCCTTGACTTCATCTAAAATCCTTTCTTTTTTCGTTTTTTTCAAAAACTTTCTTATCATTCTTTCAACATTGCCGCGGCATTCTTTTGAGTCAACTCTAAAATTGTATTTTTTCTTCATTTCATTGCCTTCCAAATTTGACTTGCGCCGCCAACCAAAGATGATATATCAACACCAGAATCCGCTGAGGATCCTAGATCAACTGCGCCGGGCTTGCTTGCTGGCTCTTGTGAGCTAATTGGTGTTGTTCCTTCGAATAAGTCAACCCCATTATAAGCATCGGTACCGATAGAATCCATCATCTTTTTTCTAGCCTCTATTAATTTTTTATTTTGTTGTTTTTGTTTATTAACGTTTGTGTTTTTTTGGCTGCTTGTGTTATTTTCAACAATTACGCCACCGTCTAAACCTTTAACTACTTCGGAGACAACATTTGATAGCAGCCCCTCTTCAATTAAAATTTCGTTAATGCATTCTTTAACAAGAGGTTTCATAATTTTTTTCAAGTCTTTTTTGTTCATTTTGATTCCTAAATAAATTTATAATTTTGCGAGAGCATTTTTAACATCTGGGTTAGTGGCCATTTTTTTAACTGTTTTCTGTGCTTTTTCTTTTTCCTTGGCTGCGTCTTTTAGCATATTGTTTGTAATCCAATCGGTTTGAATTTTAGCTATTACTTTTGCTGCGTTCATTTCTTGTTCAGCTAATTTGTATATATTTTGATTCACCACTTTTTGCCAATATAATATAATTGCAGAACCAATAATATGTTTGTTTGATTGGGATTTTACTAATTTTAAAACTATCTGAGTAGTCCTCTCAAGACTGGAGCTAAAGTTTGATACGTCTTCTTCCAGAAAAGCTTCCGAGTCTAATTTAAATAATCTTTTTCTTTGGTCTTCACTAGTAAACCCAGTAATTCTATTGAGTCCATCAGCCAAGGCTTTAGATCTTTTTATCTTTAAGCCTTCAAAGACAGCTAAGACTGCTTTCAAAGAGCCAGACACCATAGAAGACACAAGGCCAACCACCACCGGTGATATTTTTTCTGCGGGCGCTGAGTTGACCACAAGATCATAAATCTCAGGGTTGTTCTTCTTAAGTTGCACGAAAAAATCGCTTTTTAACAATGCAGTCATTTCTGCTGCAGAAGATGTTTTTTGAATCTCTGCGGATGCTCTGACAACTATTGCAGCTTCTTCTGGACTCAATTCTTCAACGTTTTGAGTTCTTGTTAGTGCTGTCGTTTGTTCGTCTTCCTCGGTTTCTCCAGGTTTTGAGCGGCGATACCTTCTCATGCCACCAAGTCTTGCAGACGCAGGTTGTCCTGGGCCCGCTAAACCTTTAAGGGCCGAAGAAATACCTCCGACCGCATCAACTTCTGATAAATTTTCACGGCTAGCTTTTGTTTCGTTTAAAAAGCTTTTCCATTTTTCGTGAAAACTTTCAGATTTACTCATCATCCAAGACCTCGTTCAGTAATCTATTGATTCTGTCGGCCTTGGTGTACACTTGGTTTTGAAATTCTTTTGCTTCTTTCATCATAAAAGCTCCCGGCGTAGAAGGCTCAGAAACAAAATCAAAACAAATTAATTGAAAATCGTCTTCTACTACAGTATTTCCTTGTGATTCTGATACAGATCCCATCCCCCGAGAAGATATGCCAATACTTACACCAGACTGCACTAAAGTTCTTAAAACTTGACCGGACGGAGTATCAAGGACCTTTGCCTTGCCCATAACATTTTTACCGTCCCACCATACTTTAGTCATCATATGTGATGCGTTTTTAAGATTAATCACAGAATCATCTGGGTGATCTAACTCCCCGAGAGCACGTCGTTCGCTAACTAGTTTTTCGTAGTTTTTCATTTCACGCATAAGAACATTGTAGGGGTAAACTCGACCATTGCCATTGACCGTATCTGCTCTTTGTATAATTCCAGTAAGGTACATGCCGCCGGCAGCAACAAATGCCTTCTCATCCTCAGTCAAAAGATCTTGACAAACACCGCCATCACAAAGCTCGTAGTATTCTCTAAGTAGCTTTTGGCCCATAGCTAAGATCCTTTACAGCAACGCCTAACTGGCTGCAGCATCCACTTGTTAATCCATAAATTGTTCATTTTATTTGTTTCCTTAAGTCTGGTAGGGTTCTGGTTCTCATGAGATCAATTGTTCTTTGCAGTTCAGAAGCGGTCAAATCTGGGTTCAACTCTTTGACATGTTCTAAAATAGCAATAAATAGCTGGATGACTTCTTTGGGATCGTCAATGGTTTGAAGGCCCGGCTTGGCAGGTGCGAGTTTTTTGATGATGTCGTTTACTCTTTTTTGAAGTGGGTCCTGTTGTTCGGCTGCCGCTTGGTCCCGCTCCATTTCAGCGCCCAATTCTGCACTGTTTGCGCGCCCCATTGTGTAATCAAATTGTCGGGCTTCTTGCATTGCATCCAGCTCTTCTTTGATGATCTGCTTTAAGATTGTTTTACTGATTTTCATTTTTAGTCTCCGTTTTTGAAATTTGTATTCCATGATCACCGAAGACCATGTTTAATATATAGGATGTTCCCGAAGATAACCATCCGAGCAGGAAAAAGTTAAATACAGAAACGTCAAAACTAAATAGTCCTGTAAATGGAGAAAGTAGCATCAAAAACCAACCTACATGAAATCCCATGCACATTGGGCAGTGAAAAACTTTTCCATAGCCACCCAGCCAATCTTTGGGAGGCCGGGCGCTTTTTATAATCGGCATGTCACTGTAGACCAATATTTGTGTTAAACCATACGCACACAATATAAATGCTAGTAGTTCCAATTTATCTCCTATACAGTATAAAGATAGCTAAGCGAATAAGGATCTCTAATATATCCTTGCCTGACAGACCCTTTCTGCACAGCTTGTGGGACTTCTCCCAATTCTGTTGAATCTTCTTTGTCGGGGTGTATCAATTCATCATCCGACATAGACACTATTGCTTCTGTGGACTCGAAGTATGGCCTTTCTTCATCAATAAACTTAGAGATATTGACAAGTGTCATTTTTGCTGTGTTTAGGTCTTCTTTAAATGGCTTCTCCATTTGCGCTTCTATGGCTCCGCAAAAGGAGCCGGCTTGAATACTTTCGGGAATCACAAGACCTTTTTTTCTTAAATGAGAAAACAATCTGTTTTGTGCGCCATAAACTAAATCAGACATTGTTTCTTTTGGAAAAGCAAAAACTTTATTTTGAGAGGGAGATAGTACAATATCAATATCGCCATGATCAAAAATCATCAAATCACCGTTCATACTTTTACGTAAGTCCATCTCAAGACGAACGAGGGCACTTTGATTGCCTCTACCAATTTTAACTGTCAATGCCATCGTACTGAATTCCTTTAATTAATTTTTGTGTCTTAAGGACAGTGAGTATAACATTTTCATCTATATTGGAGGAACTAAATGAGTCTAATCTTGTAACAATATCATCTAGCTTTTTGGTCATCTCTTTGTCTTCAATAAACTCTTGCATGTCATATGCTTTATTTAATTCTTCTTTTAGTCTTGAAATTTCTGAATTTAAAAACATTTTTAACTGTAGTGAATTATCTTCAAAAGATGTTATAAATTGTGTGAGTAACGTTTTTTGTTCTTCTAATAATTCATTAGTATACTTTTCATTAAATTTGCTTATAAACGTGTTGATCGTTATGTTGTCTACACTCTCCACATCGTTTGTTGTTTCTTGCCTTGTTATGTTGGCTACTAATTCGTTCTCTAACATAATTTTGGATTTAGCGCTAGTTTTAACAGAAAACAATTGGTCTATTGTGGCTAACGTTTTATAATTTGGAACAAAATTATTAAAAATATCAGAGTCTATTTCTTTGTTGATGTCGCTTATCATACTAGATTGTAGCTTAAATAATTTTTCTGGGTCGATCATGCTTTTTTCTTGTCTTGCTTCAGCAATAACTCGACGATAATCAGTTTCTTCAATATTTTGTGTTTCGTATAGTGAACGATAACAATCTAAATCTTTGCTTAAAATAGAGCGCGGATTAAAATATTTTTTAATTAATGAAATAATTTTGTTCTTTTTATCGTGTTGCTCTTTAATGATAGCAGCAGTAGCTTCTTTGATTAGGGCCTCGTAAACAAATGCAGTATTTCTTTTTTTGTTGTGCCTATTCTTCATCTTTTTTTTGCTCCATTAATAAATTTTTATTTTCAAGACTTGTTATAATATTTCTAATTGACTCATTAATTTCAAATAATTTGTCTTCTTCTGCAAGCTCTTTCAAATTATAAATAGGATCTTCTTGTTCATAAATACCTTTTGCTAATGGCGGTATGGTATTAGTAACCATATTCTCTGAGCCTGGATAGACATTTCTGCGTGAAGCGCTGCTTTTTTCTGCGTCTCTTTTTGCTGCCATACTTCTGGTTCTGGGGCCGGCATCTTTTCTTCTGTCATTCTTCACGGGGTAATATTTTTCATGTCTACCGTAGGTTCTTGGTGCATCTCTAGAGCCTGGAGGTACAGCTAATAATGGTGAATCATCTTGTGCATCACCACCAGTATCGGGTGCTGGCTCGGCCGCTTGGCCGGCCGGCATTTCTTCAGGTCCACCACCCCCAGGCGGCTGATCACCACCTAAGTCTCCACCTAGATCACCACCTAAGTCTCCACCAAGATCTCCTAAGCCGCCACCAAGGCCTCCGCCAGTATCACCGGCTGCAGCTTGTTCCGCGACTGCTTGTAAGGCAGCATCTTGTTTTCTATCATAGAACATCTCTCTTTGATTTCTGACAAACTCTTCATGCGACATGCCAAATATGTGTTCAGCAACCCAACGCCGCGAAAAGAAGCCTTCAGTAGCTGAACCAGCAATATCAAACTTTTGCTTCCAATGTTCAATTTCTTGCAGTTCTGCAATTTTTGATGGGTTGTTTAAAGATAAACTAAAACTTAGCAAATCATCACCGCGGAATCCCAGGGTGTACAAATGTATAATGCCAACCTTTTCAAGCTCAGCAATTACGACTCTTTGCAATCTCTGGATTGTTCTGGCAAATCGAATATCCTTTTGTGCTAGTGTTGTTTTGTCTTCAGCAGCACCTTCGCCCATTGACAAATAAGACTGTGGTATTTTTAAAGCAGAAAACAACTTATCTCTAAGATACTTTACATCATCAATTGCAGTTGTATTCGTTCCGCCTGCTAAATTTACTATATCAGTAGCTGAGTTAGCACGTACGGGTATAAAATAATCTTCCTCAATGGACATTGGGTTGTATCTTAGATCAACCCTGCCGCTAGCCTGATCTACCACAGAGTGCCTTTTAAGTTGTGAAACTATTTTTTCCATGTATTGCTCAACTTCTTGAGGCGGAACTGCTCCAACATCAATCTTAAAAACACGCCTTTCTGACGAACGTACAACTCGGTAAGCCATCATAGCATCTTCCATAAGAGTTAATTGACGCCAAATGCGGCGCGCCGGCTCTAAAATAGACGTACCGTATGGCGCGTATTTATCGTTGCCTAAGACTCTAAAATGCGCAATTTGCCAATTTTCAAAAGTCATCCCAGCAGAGTTCCACTGATATTGTATATAATTTGGATTGGTGGCATCTTGGCCCTCCAGTCTTTCAATCTCCTGTACTGGCAATGATATAGCAGACTTAACTCCGTACTT